CTTAAATATGAAGCACAGAAGTTAAACTTCATCAAGAAAACGTCCAGAGCAAAGTTGATGTTGGTGTAATGAGTAGTTTTTTCCAGTCTGAATTAGTACGCGGTGAGATCCAAGAGATGACCGTGTTACAAGAGTTTTGTTTTCGTTGTGCCATGAACCTTACTCTCTTAGATAAAGAGAGAAAGTTGGAATACTTTGAGGCACTGGAAAAGTTAATTGAAAAACAAAAGATCTTTCATGCTCGCATCTGTTTGAGTGATGACCCAGAAGCAAAGTCTGTTGCTGAAAGCATCAAGCAAGCAGTTGTTTTGTTGGGTGGGAATAATAATCTCAACCCTAATGATATGTTTGACGAACTCCTGGGCAAGGTCCGTGAGTTTCAGGACATCTTGAAAAGTGGCACAGGGGATTGACGCCCTACCCTGTGCCCATGTATAATGATTGAGTGATAGGGCATCACAAACCAAATCCAAACTAATCCGAGGTAATCCGAATGTCATTCGCAGATCTGAAGCGTAAATCCCAGAACAATTTTGACTTCCTGCAGAAGGAACTTGAAAAGTCATCCAGCGGTAAGAACGTTGATGACCGTTTCTGGAAACCAGAGGTTGACGCTTCTGGTAACGGGTATGCTGTTATCCGTTTCCTCCCCGCCCCTGAAGGTGAGACTATCCCCTGGGCAAAACTGTACTCCCATGCCTTCCAAGGTCCTGGTGGTTGGTACATTGAGAACTCCCTGACCACTCTCAACGAGAAGGATCCCGTTGGTGAAGTCAACCGCCGTCTCTGGAACAGCGGTAGTGATGAAGACAAAGAAACTGCTCGTAAGCAGAAGCGTAAGCTCCAGTATTACAGCAACATCTATGTCGTGAAGGATCCTAAGCACCCCGAGTATGAGGGTAAGGTGTTCCTCTACAAGTATGGCAAGAAGATCCATGACAAGATCCTTGCTGCCATGCAACCCGAGTTCCAAGACGAGACCCCTGTCAATGTCTTTGACCTTTGGGAAGGTGCTAACTTCAAACTGAAGATCAAGAAAGTTGCTGGTTACTGGAACTATGATTCTTCTGAGTTTGATAGTGTCTCTGCTCTCAGTGCAGACGATGATGAACTGGAAGCGACTTGGAAGTCCGAGCACTCCCTGGAAGCGTTCACTAACAAGGACCAGTTCAAGTCCTACGAGGATCTTGAGCGTCGCCTGAACATGGTGCTTGGTATTGGTTCACGTCCTGCTTCCGTCCCCTCTGTGGATGACGAAGAGTATGAACCTGTCGCTGCTCCTGAACCCTCGTCGTTCCGCTCTCGTGTCTCTGCTGCTCCCTCTCCTGTGAAGGAAGAGGCAGTCGTTGATGATGACGATGCTCTGTCCTACTTCGCACGTCTTGCTGAAGAGTGATGGACTTCAAAAAGAACCTAACATGCTGTGCCACGAGTCCTGTATGCCACTTCGTAGCCATGTGTGTTGGGTTCTTGGCGGCGATTGAATTGATACACACTCATGCTCACTATACTATGAGTACAGATACGAACAGTTATGTTCATGCCTTCTGTAAACAAAACTTGAAGCAGTGTAAGCGTATCATTTCAAATTTAGAATACTGATTCTATGATTGGGGGAAAATTTTTTCCCCAATTTTTTTGTCTGAAAAGTCGCGTCAAACTCCAGTCTTTTTGAGACGCTTTGAGATGAAATCAGAGCACTCTGACTTGTAGAAGTTTCTTACCTTAAATTCTTCAACAAATCTTGGTAGGTAGTCTGGTCTTAGAATATAAATTTCTCTCTTCTTCTCATTCTCTGCAACCTCATACTCATAATTTGTCACTGGTTTTGATACGGTATTGCCAGGAACAGTAACGGTAGAAGATCCATCCCAATAAGAGAATGGTGTAGTGTAAAAATTGTAATCTACAACCAAACCACCCTCTAAAGCAACAACATCCCTGTCGCCCAGTTTTTGTCCTGACAGGTGCTCTAGTGTTTCGTAGTGGTGAATTCCTGAGTATGCTTCTGACTCCCCATACTTATCTTCAACTACCTTTCTTAGCGTGTAAGAGTCTAGAGGCATCCCGTAGTTTGGATTGATGATATTATTTGAAAGTATAACAATCCAATCGTAAAAAGGATCACCATATACTTTGTATGCAATATCAGCAGCAGTTTGTCCATCTTCTACTGCAACCTTTCTATACAGCACAGTGTAACCAAATACGTTTTCGTTGATCTTAAATCTACGAAAGAAGTTTTTGGTAATCACATAGTCAAATTCCGAAAACGGATATGAGATTGGTTTAACATCATATTGTACGTTTGGGATGTTTGAAAAGTACATTAGAAAGATACTCCGCTCAGATTGATTTCGTTTGCAAAGATAAGTTTTGTCTCCATGAAACTAAGGGACAATGTAATTGCTACTGGTGTTCCATCTGAATATGTAGCATAGGTTCCATCTGGTGTGTAGTTTACATCTATCCGAGTCATAGCACATGGTTTATATTGTGCAATCTTTTTATTTGGATCGCCACCAGTCATGAAAGTAAACTTACATAACTTTGGAACGTGGATGTAATTGACTCCTTTTAAGACCTCTTTTTCTTTATTTGAACTGAATGATCCTGACAGATTTCCAAGATCTGTATCTTCTACTCCATAAGAAGGTGATGCTGCCTTGCGAAATGTCTGACAGATTTTTAGAATATTATTAGCTTCTGTTTGAGATTGTGGAACCATCTTGAATACCATTCCTATTTCTCTCAGGTTTGGTGCTTCGTAAAGAACCTCGGCATTTGGGTTTAAGATTACTCCGCGAGTAGACCCACTAATATCATTCATACTGAGGTTTCCACCAACACCTGGGACTTTATTCAGTCCAGCTGCGGTGAGTGCATCTTTAAATGAATTGAAAATATCACTTTTGCCTAAATTTGCAACCTCATTAAGTCTTCCAGCACCGATAGCGGCAACTGCTGCTCTACCGAGGGTAGTAAATGATTTTCCTTGCCAGGTATTTTGGAATTCTGTGCTTAAGTCTTGGGGCATTGGTAGGATTATTGATGATCCATCCTCTGCTTCAAATGCAGTTGCACTAGAATTATAGAGATCTAATGCAGTTTTGGCATCTGCTGCATCCGCACTTTCCTTTGCAAATGGTGGTTTGTATTTTCCAAATTCAAATATAACATAATCAGTTCCAGATCCTACTGTCAAATTATTTGCATCTGGCCACCTTAAAGTTACTGACGATATGGTGGTGGTTGGACCAATTGCAATAGATGTTGTGGTTTGGGACGGATTGGTTGTTGACACTGGTTCTGGTGGATTTGATGAAGCTGGTGGGGTTACAGTGGTTTTGTGGATGAGATCATTCTTTTGTGCAGATCCCACCCATCTTTGAGATGGAACATCCCAAACTTGGTAATTACTGTTGGTATCAATATAATATTGACCACCTTTTTGTGGATCAAATTGTGCTGTTGCCATTTATTTTACCATCTTTGTGTCTCTAGGTTTTCCATAACCACGAATGACTCTCCTCGTTTTTATTCGGTCATAGTAATTTTCATCCACATCATCCCATACAAGTTCTTTAGTGTATGGAAGTGTTTTATTGGAACCTTTCACGTTTCTGACGAAGTTCTCTATTGGCAATAGAATAGCAGTGTCCCATTCAGCAGATGCTAGGTCCAACATGAACCCATCAACATGTTCAATTAAATATTTATGGAAACATAGGCGAGGAATGTCAATTCTTCCTTCCAACAACCTCTGCACTACCATCACTCGTTTCTTTGGTGACATGTAGTGTAGATTTGCTCCCCAGAATTCTGCTGGATTTGCTTTGATTACATAAACTAGTGGAAATGTGTCATAGTATGGAAGATGTCTCATCTTCGCTTTGTATTCAAACATATAGATGTGACCAGAGACTGCATATCTTCTGATGAGATTTTCATCTGGTTCTTCTTCGTTTCCTCTGTTATCTACTTTTTCTTCCCTTATGATTTTTGAGGGATCAGTTTTGTATTTTTCTGATGCCTTCTTTACTGCATTTTTATACCAAGAGAATGATTGTGGTTTACCCCCAGTCATTTCTGTTATGTTCTCAAACAGAGTTGTGTATCCAGTGTTCTCTTTTGTAGAGTTACGCTGGATGG